ATTTTTCGAGGAAAATCATCGTGAGAACTTAAATGCTCTTCAATGCAGAACATATATGGATTGAACCAGTCATAATCCTTAGGATTAAATTTGTAGACCAGTCCTTTGATAGAATCTCTTATGCTTTCAAGGAGTTCTATTTTATCGTGATATGCTCCATGATTTTCCATAAGGTACTTGAAAACCACCAGTTTGCCAGTGTCGAGCGGTGTAGGAGTCAAGATGATACTTCTAGTCTTTTCTTGCTCATTCACCATCTCTTCTCTAGCTGTTGTGTATGACAAAGAGGGATAGCCCTCAACCCATTGGTCTTCATCCTCCATTGAATCTTTATCGACTACCCCTCTTTCTGCATAACCATCAGTTGTTAACTGTTTGAGCTTGTCTCTGAATTTGATTGTATCAGCATCATCATCAGATCCGCCTAAATCTCCGATGAAAAAAATGAATCCAGTCAGATTCATTCCATTGTATTTCCTAAAAAAATATGCTACTGTCTTTGCACCATAAATGATCCTTTCCTGTGGTATCATTGAGAGTGCTGTTTCCAGTGTAAATGACTTTCCTGATGCTGGTGAACCGATTGCGATAACATTTGTTCCTTTAGCACCACAGTAAGTTTGAAAATATCCGAAAAATGCCCTTATGATTTCTCTAGGCTTTCCTACTCCCAAACAATGAGATGTGGCTACAATCAGTTCCAGTGGAGTCATTTCATACTCCTTTAGGAAGTATTCAAAGTTCGTATACAAATCAGTATACTTCTCATTGATTTCAGATTCTCTCACTTTCTCTGAATTATCTTTCAATTCAGATTCGATGTGAGATTCCAAATTGTTTTTGATAGAGATTATTTCCCCATCCAACTGATTAGGGAAAACTCTACCGCTGATGACAGATTTAATAAAGCGATGAACTGGAGACTGAATAGATGTTTCAGTAGGTGAATTGTTTTCATGAGATATGACTTGTATGTCATCGCCCACTTTGGATTCATAACGATATCGCTTCTTTCCACCTTGTTCGATGCATCGAAGTAAGATATCATCATTTAATTTCACCCACATTTTTCTATTAGCCTATGAACACAAAGCCATACTCAATACTTCCATTTTTTCTTTTGAAGATACTGAATCAGGGTCATTCATATATTTTTCAACCAGTTCAAATTTTCTGATATATTCATCAGAGTCTCCATAGAGTTCTGCATCCTCTTCAGTCAAAGGATAATTGTCTTCAAGATATTTCAAAATCTTATTAACGATTTTTTCAGATTCTTCAAAAGTCAAAGGTAATTCAGATTCACCCTCACTTTTGAACCATAATTCGCCAATTGCGTGTTTTCCAACTCCAATGTTGAATTTGTTTCCGACTTTTACTGCAAAATATTTACAAGTCATTTTTTATTCCTCCTCTTCATCTAATTGTTCGCATCTCAAATACTGGAAATTATTTTTTCCACCCTCAGCATAATATCCTCTGAAATTGAAGCCCTCAACAACTTCTTTCATTTCCTTGAAATTGGTTTTGAAAGCTACATTTCCACAGTCTTTAGGCAAAGCCTCTCCATTGATGTAAGCTTCCTTAAAGAAGCTGTAACTGGATGTGCCTGGTGTTATGAGCAATGGAGTATTCTCATCCAAGCCCTCACCCTCAGGGACTGCATAAAATGGGAAGAAAACTGTACATAACTGACAGTCCCCAACTTCGAGGTCTCTCCTCTTTTCTCCAGTCTTGTCATCAATGTAGAAAGTGTACTGACCTTGTTCATCAAGGATGTACTTTCTGCCTTTGTCCATACTACCAATAACAGTCAAGACTGTATTGATAGTTACTTTATTATACTTGTTCTTTTTCGGAGTCAAGACTTTTTCAACTCCAAGAACAACTCCATCTTTGTTGTAATCCCTTAAAGAAGACAACAGCAAATCCTTGTCTATGGGTTCTTTAGGGAATACAGTAGATGAACCATTTTCCTGAATTATTTCGACCATTATAAAACCTCCTCTATTTTAACTAAATATCGTTTTGGAATGCTGAGGGTCTTGAGTTGCTCAATTGATTTCGTTTCCGCTTCCGATTCATCTTCTGCCTCAACTATGAAAGAATCAAGTTGATTCACAGATGGATCAATGAAGTCGCATATATAAATTTTCAACTCAACCACCATCAAACATTTTTTTTACTGTATCGCTACAGTAATATGAGCAGCACCAACAAAGGGGGGGATATGTCAATGCTACTCATATTACTGCAACAATAGGAAGAGGAAAAGGTATTTTATTCCTCTTCAAGTGGATATAATTCCACAATCAATTCATTTGTAGCAAGAGATGTGAATTTCCTCTTGACAGCGAAAGGCATACCTATACTGACAAGGAAATTTCTAGAGAATTTGATTGTGTCCTCATGTTCTTCCACAAAGGATACAGTTACAACTGTTCCATCATTGTTGAAATGGACATTGCTGACAACAGTTCCATTTGCAGAGAATGTCTGTTTTATTTTATCGGACATAATCGCATAGGCTTCATCTCTGCCTTTGTCAACTGCTCTTGCAGTTTCATTAAGTTCTTTCACACCATTTTTCCAGTCCTTGAACCAATCCATGTTCATAAAGAATCCTCCTCAAAAACCTCATAGATGAATTCATAAAGCCATTCGGCTTTGGTGTTCTCCATAACTTTTGTGCAGAGGTATTTTATCCTTGCACATTCATAGCCGATGATTTCAAAAGCGATTTTGACCGCTTCTTCAATTTCGGTGATGTTCATGTCAGATATTTTCTGCTGAGGTGTGATGTCCATCAGCCTTTCGTAAATCTGATTAGTCATCTGTCAGCACCTCATTCAAAAGTTCAGGGTCATCCAGCAAGACATCAACTTCTTCCTCAAAAATGATGAACTGGTCGATAGTCATTCGACCACCTCAATCATGTAGTGTTTTACCCCTTTAATTGCTGAGGCATTTTCGATAGCCTCTCCTTGAGTTGCGCCGATTGCAATAGCATTACTCAAGTATTTCTGTTTCCTATTTCTCTGTTTTTCAAATACTTGCCACATTCCATCCTTTTTAAGACAGATATGAGAGTAATCGTATTTGGGCTTGTTGAAGAAAAAATGTGTCTTCATAAAATCCCTCCAACTAGAGAAAATATAACAATTGTTATACAGATACAGAAAGCAACAATTCCTAATCTTAAAGAAGTCCAACTAGATACTCGTGGATGGTCTTCAAAGTAGGTATTTCTTCTATGGAGTCTTGGTTTTTCCTCCACAGTCCAAAATTGGTCGATAGCTCCCCAAAAACCTTGGTTAACCATCTATAATCTCTCCTTTTTTAGGGAGAGTTGACTGGAACTGCCTTAAAGCAGTTTGAATAATCTGTTTTTCAAAATCAGTTGGAACATAGGCTGTTTCCCCTGACTTTGTGATAAATGATTTCATGTCTTCACTTCCTAGGGTTTGTTTATAAAACTGCAAATCTTTCGAGGCTCTCACCCCTCGATAGGTTTACAGTAGTACCTTTGTCAGAGGTACTATATAAAGGTATCTACATTCCGATTTCGGTAATATTATATAGTACTATAACAATAATATAATATTGTACAGATTGCTTTTTTTAGTCAAAAAGCTTCCTAGGTCTGTGCCGAAATGTGATCCATATGACCGCTCTCACTACCATCGATGATGGTAAGGTCGGATCATATTTTCGATATACTGATTTTTTTAGAGAAATTGATTCTGAATTTTCAAGAGTATCAACCTAAACCGAAACATTTATATACTTGTATACCAAATATACAAAGTAGACAAAGGTGATTTAAATGGAAGAAACAAACTGGATAAATTTTGAAATTTGGAAAAATGAAACTTGTGTCTGCGGATACATGGCTGAAGATGAAGCCGATGATGAAGCTCCTCTTCAGTTTTATGACAGAAATGGATTTGAATGCTATGGAAACATCTCAGCAACCAAACCTATTTTAGAACCATGCAACAGTGTTGAAGAAGAAATTGTCGAAGACTGGGATGACATTGTTGAATTCATCAGAACAACTGATGTTGTACAATATCTTGTAGACTTCGCAGAAGAAGAAGTCTACAGCAAAGACTTCGATGACATTGAATTATTCATCAACTGCTCCAAATTAGATGCAATCAAGGAGAAAACTATCGTGGATAAAAGCACCACCATCAGAGTAAAAGAAAGCACCAAAGAAATCTTGAACAAATTGGGTCACAAAGGTATGTCATACGATGACATTATCAGAGATTTGACAAAAACAGTATACGATTGGGACAAAGTTCTGAGGACTTCAGTTCCAGTCAAGACCAAAAATGGTATTCAGTACATCGACATCATTATGCCTAAAATGTCATCCATCGAAATTGATGGTGCTGACTTTGAGGATGCAATCGGATCTCTCTGTGATGAAAATGGTATTGAATGCTACAAGGTGGAAAAATAGTTTTCCACTTATTTTTTTATTGAGAAATATAACGATTGTTATATGAAACTTCCTCAGCTTTTCAGATTCAGACTTTCCGAATTTTTAGGCAAATCGATTCTAGACTTCCCAAGAAAATGGGTTTGGACTTCCCGAGTTTTTCAGGCAAATCGATTTCGGATTTTGAGGCAAATCGATTATAAAAAAAGTAATTTAGAGATAGGAGAGGGGAAGAATTATAGAAGAAACCCTCTCCATAAAATGTGTTAAAATATATGCCTTTACACCATGTAGGAGTGATAATATGTTAGGACAACCGCAGACTCAAACTGCGAATCATCCATATGAGAAATGTGTGAAGAGTGTCCAAGAATTTCTTCACACACACCATTAGAGGCTAAAAGCTATGATTAGTTAAATCGACCTTGATTTTTTATAGAAGACAAGGTCAGGCAACTTCATAATGCCATAGGAGGTGATACATGACCTATGATATCGTGTGAGAGTTTGTGTCTCACACTTATTACTTTGGGTGATGTGATTGTTATATCACACTACTTTCCTTTTTCGGAAATTAGTCTGAATATTACAGATGCATAAGGCTCTGATGAATAGAGTCTGCACTGTTTGAGTTTATCGAAGAGTTCATTATCCATATTGATGTTGATTTTTCCTTTGTACTCTTCAGTTTCCTCTGATGATTCTACATCTTCAAGAAGTTCAGCCATTGTCTTGTTTACTGACTTGCCATTGCCGAATTCATCAAGCAATTCTTTTATTTCTAAAGGGATGCTTATAGTTTTCATATATTTTACTTGTTTTTACTCACTTATAAAGTTTGTGCTATGGCACACCCTCCACTTTTACGAAATTTTTACGAAATTTTTACCGCCGATTTACGAAACTTTTACCAAATTTTTACCAAATTTTTACAAAACTTTTACGAAATTTTTACCAAATTTTTACGAAGTTTTTACGAAGTTTTTGACAGATTTTGATCCCATTTTTGCAGAATTTGATCCGATTTTGACGCTTTTTGCAGCTGAAAAGATCCTAAAAATAACACTGTTATAAATTGGATCTGGTCATAAGATCCACTACTTTTAGGCATGACTAAAAATTTAAGAGGGTTGACCAGGGCGGCACTAGCTGGAACTTTAAACACTGACCGCTGACCACTTCAGCCACTGGCTGAAGTCTGAAGTTGGTCCAGTGGCTGAAGTCTGAAGTTGGTCCAGTGGCTGAAGTCTGAAGTTGGTCCAGTGGCTGAAGTCTGAAGTTGGTCCAGTGGTTGAAGTTGTCAGCAGTTGGACCAACTTCAGACATAATATAATATTAGTTAGTGTTAAGGCATTAACATTTATATAGTATTAGTGTTAAAATACTAACTAAAGTGCTTTAGCACTTGCAATTTTAAGAGGTGTAAAAAATGATTAATAAAAATACATATTATATGTTAAGTCCTGAAGTGTTGAACGGTGCGGTCTCTATCAGTAGAGCAACAAGCGGCAAATATAAATTAACTAAAAATGATGCTAAAATAGGCTACTATTTTATAATTAAAGAGCAAGGTATTAATTTAAGAGTCCCTTTTAGGGCTTTATTCAGCACCAACGATAAACTAAAAGGTATCAAGTCCATAAGTTTTAGTACTGCTAAATATTGTCAGTCTTATTTATTAGGGTTATGCCAACTAAAAGAGGGCTGTTTATCATGTTATGCAAAAAACGGGGAGGCTAGAGCTTCAGGAACTAGAACTAAAAGCGGTCACTTAAAACTTAATAGCTTTTTAGCAAGTTGTTTAGTAATTAAATGTTTAAATCAGTTAAAAACTAACAGCCAATTACTGCAGTTATTTATTGAATATGTTAGCAACAATATTAAACTGGTCAGGTTTAATTTAAAAGGTGACTTTAAAAACAGCAGCGATATTATTTTATTATCTAAAATTGTTAGTGGCTGTACTGGAACTGTTTTTTATGGTTACAGTGCAAGAGATGACTTATTAAAAGGGGCTGGACTATTTGAACTCTTCAGCGGTTGCAGTAACTTTTATTTAAATGGTTCTAACTGTATTTATACCAATAGATTTAAAGCAACTTATGACTTAAAAGAATGGTTTTTAAGTTCCTTTAAATGTTTAGGCGGTTGCACTGGCTGTAAAAAATGCTTTAAACTGCATGATAAAACAATTAATTGTTTAATACATAATAAAAGCAGTGATAAACTGTTAAATACTGCTGACAATAGAGCGTTTTTAGCTGACTTATTAAACTGTTATGGTCTAGATATTACAGCGGCTGACTTAACTGCTAGGGTTGGACTGCTAGACAGCTTCAACAACTGGCTGACTAGTCAAAAAATAGACTTGCAGTTTAATAAATTTTTAGACTTTTATTATTATGTTACAGACACTTATGAGATAAACGATAATATAGAGCTTTTAAATATAGAGGACTTAAAAGAGTATGGGGCGGTATAGTGAACTTTAAAGACTGTTTAAAATTTTTTATTGATAATAAAGAGACTATAGTTAAAATTAAGTTGTCAAATACTGGTATATTTTATACCAGTACTGACAATAAAACCACCGCTATAAACTGCAGTGGCTGGACCTCTGACAACTTCAGAGCTTTAATTGTTGAACTTAACAGTATTTATAATAATGGACTAAACACTGCTGAAGCTTCAGCAGTTAACAAAAAATTAAATGATTTAAATTTATGAGGTGTAAATATGAATGAAACAGCAGTTAAAATGATATGGTTTAAATTAATACACAATAAAGATATTAAAGACTTATTAGACATGACTAAAACCAGCCACTATTTAAAAGAGTTGGATATTAATTCTTTATACTTTTATGAGGACTCCATTTATTATAGTCCTTTAGAGTCTTTTTTAGTTGACTTAACTGGTGTCGGTTATCCTGTCGGTTACACTGTAGACTTATTAAGAGACATTTTAAAAGATTATTACAGCAATAAAGAGGTTGAAGTATTAAGAGACAATGCAGTACTAGATTTGTTTAAAATAGTTGTTAATAGGGGGGCTTAATATGTCTGAACTTAAAAAGGTTAATATGCAGTTGGACCAGTTACAGACAGCTTTAATTAACCAGCTTAACAATACTAATATTGAATATATAGACCTATTATCTTATTACCGTAAGGTTGAAGCCCTAAAGGTTAAAAAAGATACATTATTTTTAAACGATATGTAAAAAGGGCTATTATAAACCCTTTTATTTTTTGTCTTAAAATATAACATTGTTATTTTTTTATTACAGATATTCTTGTCAAAAATTGATACCTTATAATTACATTAAAGTACTATAATATTATAGCTTGATATGTCAACCCCTCAAATAATTAATAGGGCCTGTAATTAAAAGGGGTTAACCTATTAAAGTTATTATAAATATATTATTGTAGCTATATAGTAATAGTGTAAAAGTACTATTTTATCGTTTTATTGTAACTATTGATTACTATAGGGGGGCTATTGCATCAAGTAGTATAATATGCCTATTGCATCAAGTAGTATAATATGCCTATTGCATCAAGTGGTATAATATGCCTATTGCATCAAGTAGTATAATATGCCTATTGCATCAAGTGGTAAATAGACTTAATTGTTACCGTATACTAATTAAGAATACTTGAAGCATTTTATTATCAATTTAAACACAACTTAACTTCCTCAAGTTTGGATCTCAAACCGCCCAACCCTCATCACAAAACTTTCAGAAAATTTGGGGGGAGTCTTTGTAACACCCTACACCTCCACCTCATCACCCCTCCACCAAATCCAATCAAAGCCCTCTGATGCCCCCATTTCCCCACATCCCTCCACCTGAACACAGACACCCTTACCTCTACCCTTGCACCCCCACAGATTCTTTTATACCTACCTTAGGGCTTACCTCTCCTACAGTATCTACAGTAGGAACAGTATGAAACAGTATAAAACAGTTTCCAATATTGGAAACAGTATCCAATATTTTCCTACAGTTCCAATAGTAGGATGCTATTTCTACTATGGATGACATATATAAATATCAGTACTACATCAATATTTTTTATTTTTTCAATATATTGATGCTGTTTCCACCCTCTTGCCCACCTAAAAGACTATATAGGTCAAAGCATAGGTTTGGGTGACTTTTTGCAAAAAAATGTCGAAAACGATGGAGAAGTCTCCTTTTGTCGATTAGAGGGTGTATTCGCAATATCGGTGTGTCACTGAAGTCCGAATTTGTGTCACTGGGGAGCGATTTTGTGTCACTCAGGTGGGATTTTGTGTCAAAAACCTTGAAAAGTGTGTCACTGAAATGGCATTTTGTGTCACTGGGATAAAAAACATACCGAAATATCACGAAAAAGTAAGAAATATGTTACATTATGATTATTTTTTGTGTCACTCAACCTCATTTCTGTGTCACCGCATACCGATTTTGTGTCAAGATATCAAAAAGTGTGTCACCGAAGTGAGATTTTGTGTCATGAGGCTATTTTTTTTGAAGTTATGGAAATTGATTACTACAAGCTACAAGCAAACATATCATCCTTTTTAGTTAGTGGATTGTTTCCGATTCTGATATCATATGGAATTGGAGAGGCAACATCAAACCTAATCATCACAGTAATTTCATATGTCATTGTTTTAGGAATCTGTTTGTGGTCTGAAAGATTTACTTCAACATTTTTGACTAAAAAAAGAATTGCTGAGGAGGAAGAGATTGACCAAATCGACTCTGAAACAGCATGAGGATATGATAGATAAGCATGAAGTAAAACTGGAAGATATACAGCAAGATTTGGTAGACATCAAGACTAGGTTGGGGATAAAAGACCTAACTAATGGTCAGGTGGTCGAATATCAGAAACAACTGGCAGATGCAATTGTTCTTGAGAGAGATGAAAGGAAAGAACAAGATAAAGTACTTCGTGAAGACATCAAAGGAATTGATTCGAGGACTTGGTGGATTTTAGGAAGTGTCATTTTTGAAATCGTACTGGGTGTAGGTTTGGCAGTATTTAGCGGATTATTATGAGAGTGAATAAAGATACAGATGTGGATGAAAATGGTCAGCCAGTTCTCCCAAACGAACCTAAAGTCGATGCTAGGACTGGGAAAAGGAGAAGTGCCAAGCCTAGAGCGATAACACAAGGACAAATCAACAAAATCTGCAAAAAAATCAAGGAGGGCAATTTTATCAAACAGTCTGTCATCTCCTCAGGGGTAAACTACAGTACCTATCAGGGTGCGATGAGGAGAGGCAAGAAAGGTATCAAACCATACGATAAATGGTATGAACAAGTACAAATTGCCAAAGCCCAAGCAGAGACCGATAAAGTCTCAATACTCAACGATGAGATGCAGAAAGGGAATGTCGGAGTCATTCAGTGGTGGCTGAGCCGTATGCATGGAGATAGGTGGGAAAGAACCGAAAGGATAAAGGCTAAGGTCGATAATAGCCAAGTTATCCAAATTGTGAGATATTCGGACAAGGAAAGTAAAGATAAAGAGAAATCAGACTAAATTGTTATGGGATTTGTATATTCGATATTAAATAAATCAAATGGTAAAATCTATGTTGGTTTGACAAAACAAGGCAAATCTAGATTTACACAACATAAATACCATTTAAAAAAGAACATTCATCCAAACAAACACCTACAATCATCTTGGAACAAATATGGAGAAGATTCATTTGAATTTAATGTTTTAGAACATTGTGATGATGATAAATTAGGAGATAATGAAAACTGGTGGATAGAGTATTTTGATTCTACAAATCCTAAAAAAGGATATAATCTCAAAGAAGGTGGGAATAATGGGTTTAAATTTACAGAAGAGAGCAGAAAAAGAATGTCTTTGGCTCAAAAGGGAAAAACTCATTCTGAACTCACCAAACAAAAAATGTCCAAATCACATAAAGGTATGAAATTGTCTGATGAGCATCGAAAAAATATCTCCAAATCTAAAATGGGTGATAAAAACCCTATGTATGGATTAAGGGGTGAATTAAGTCCAACTTATGGTAATTGCAGAGAATTAAGTCCAGTATGGAAATCATACCCTAGAATTGTGAAATGTGGTTTTAGAAATGGCAAACAAAATTATGCAATTAAATACGATGGAAAGGTAATCAAGACAAGTATATTCAAAGAAAAATTGGAAGAGTATATTGCAAATGGAGTGTAAATGACCGAACTGGTTTTAACCGATAAACAAGCGGAATACATTGATGACAGAACTAGACATCTAATGGTGATGGGTTCTGCTGGAAGTGGTAAAACATTCTTTGCTTGTGTAAAGGTCATATTGTATGCTTTAGAGTATCCAAAGGCTCGTATCGGTGTATTCAGACAAACTCTGCCATCTCTGAGAGAGACAGCTTGGAGAGAGATTAGGGAAATCCTTATCGATTACAATATTGAATTTGAAGAAAACAAGTCCAATGGAATTATCACTCTAAAAAACGAATCAACAATCTCTTTTACTCCTCTAGATGATGATAGGAAGATAAGAAGTCTTAACCTTGATTTTGTCTACATTGAACAAGCAGAGGAGACCACAGAAGAGGCTTTTGATGAATTGGACTTGAGGATAAGGCACGAAGTCTCCAAAAAGAACTGGGGACAGATGCTTATCGTGGTTCAGCCTGAGGGTAAAACTCACTGGCTCTATAAAAGATTTTATCAGATAAAGAAAAACGATGATGACTACAAATATGTCCACTTCAGTTATCTAGACAATCCATATCTGCCTGAAGAACAAGCCAAGGTTTATGAGGGATTAAAAGAAACAAATCCTGATAAATATCGTACTCACACACTTGGTGAATGGATCACATCATCTAAGCAAATTTTTACAGACAACTGGGAAGTTGGATTCAACCGCAGATACTTCAACTACTATGTTGGAGGAGTCGACTTCGGCTGGAACAGTCCAGCTTGTTTCTTGTTGGCTGGAGTGTACGATGATGAGTTCTACATCCTAGGTGAGGTCTATAAAACAGAAATGACCAACGATGAATTTCTGTACAGAATACATAATCTGTTGTCACACTTTGAGTTGGAGTTCAGTGACTTGGATGCTGTATACTGTGATTCGGCTGACCCTGAAAAGATTGAAGTCTTCTGCAGAAATGGAATAAATGCATACCCATCTGTAAAGAATGTTAAGGCTAAAATAGATACTACAAGAGAAAGCCACATTTACATCA